GGTGATGAAGCTATACGATTTAATAAGATAACTAATAAGTCAGGGCGACAATATGCTTTCCCTGATGTTAAGCGCAATGCAAGGGGTGGGGTATCACACTTTACCATGATTAAGAACTATCCAGTACAAGGCTTTGCTACTGGGGATGTTGTACCTGTTGTGTTGATTGAAATGGAAGAGAGGATGAAGCATCTAAAATCTTGTTTAGTTAATACTGTACACGATTCAAGTGTGGCAGATGTGCATCCAGAGGAGAAAGATGAGGTATTACAAATAATTGAAGATATGAACGATGATTTAACCAACCTGATAGAGAAATCTTATGGCGTTAAAATGAATGTACCACTGCTATTAGAATCTAAAATAGGTCCGAATTGGCTTGACGTACAGGACGTTTGACGGTATAACTGAGTCTCTTTAACACAAATCTCATGAGGTAAATAATGAGTACAGAAATATCAATAACTGGCATGGATAATGCCTCTATGGCTGCACTGATGGGTGTATCCGCAGAAACTAAACAATCAGCATCTTCTCTTGCACGTATTAACGTTGTAAGTACAGCCCTGAAGGGTGAAATGGAGCTTGCAGGTAAGAAGATCAAGACAGATGTAGTACCTGTAGGTGCATACAAGATTACGCAGGGTGACGATGTGTTCTATGCAGAACAAGTAAGCATTCGTGTATTCGCCCAACACCAACAATGGCAACGTTGGAATGCATCAACTAATGAGATGGAGAAGTCTGTTATGACTACTTCACTCAATGGGGATCTACAGGATAGCGTAGGTGGCTTCAACTTAGGTAGGCCATCAGGTTATGTAGAAGATTGGAATGCATTACCAGAAGCTACTAAGGATCTAATGCGTACTGTTAAGCGTGTTAAGATCTTCATGGGTCTACTCACTGTCAAATCCCCTATAGATGAACATGGTGAGCCTATCTCTAAAGAGTATGTAGACCTACCATTTGTAATGGATGTAAAGAACCGTGACAGTCTAAAGAACTTAGATGGTGCTTTGAAGACAGTGCAGAGAGCTAATCTCTTGCCTATCATGTCTAACCTGGAGTTAGCAGGTCAGGAAGGTTCTATCCCAACAGGTGCTACGTTTGGCTACATCACTGCTAAGGCAGGAGACAAGGTAGAACTTACTGAGGCTGACAATCAAACGCTCAAGGACTTCCTAGGGTTTATTGAGTATGGCAATGGTAAGATCCTAGACTTATACAATGAACGCTCTGACAAGGGTATGAGTGCAGCAGACGCTGAGCTTGTAGGTTCTATTGTAGATGTGGATGCTGACTAATGAATCATCCTGCAGAATTAGCTATGGTATCATTCCTACAAAAGGCTATGGCAGGTGAGTCCACTATGACTGAAGAGGTGGCTGATAAAGTCGCCTCTGATGTTAAGGATGCTTTGTTTAAGCAGTTCGACAGTGGTCCTCGTGATGATTTCCGTTTGCGTATGTCTAACATAGGTAAGCCAAGATGTCAGCTATGGTTTGAGAAGAATGAACCTGAAGACAAGACACCCTTTCCACCACACTTCCTGATGAACATGATATTAGGGGATATAGTTGAAGCTGTATTCAAGGGTATCATGAGAGCAGCAAATGTTGACTTTAAAGATAATGATTATGTTACTCTTAAGTTACCTAATGGTGTAGAGATTAAAGGTGAATACGATATGGAATTAGACGGTAAGATTGACGATGTAAAGTCAGCCTCACCTTGGTCATATCAGAACAAGTTTGCATCCTTTGATGCCTTAGCTACAGGAGATAGTTTTGGCTATATCCCACAGCTTGTAGGCTATGCAGAGGGCGCAGGTAAAGAGGTTGGTGGTTGGTGGGTAGTCAACAAGGCTAACGGAGAATTTAAGTATGTTTCTGCCAGTAGTGTAGATAAACAAGCAGTACTTGATGATATCGAAAACCTGACAGATTACATCAACAATGATGAACCTTTTGAGCGTGAATTTGAGCCTATCGAAGAAACGTTTTACCGCAAGAAGACAGGTAATACTAAGCTAGGAGTTACATGTGGCTTCTGTGCATTTAAGCACAAGTGTTGGCCTACACTACAGACTTTACCTTCACCTAACTCGAAGGCTAAGAACCCACCTATGATTGACTATATAACTTTAAAGGAAGACTAATGCCTAAACTAACTATAAATGATAAAGAATATGATACTGAAGACTTCAATGAAGATCAGATAGCTATGTATAATGAAATTATGCTTGCTAAAGGTGAGATGCAAAGATGTGAATATGTATTTAAAGTACTTGAAGCACGATGTAATCAATTAGCAGGTATGATTGAGGCTAAGCCAGAAGAAACTACTGATGGCTAAAAGAACAACAGCGAGATATCACAACTCTCGACGTTACCGCAGTGGTCTTGAGAAACAGGCCGCTGCATTCTTAAGCGAACACCAAAAAGAAGTTAAGTATGAGCTACTGAAGATAGAGTGGGAAGACCTACGTTACAGAACTTATACACCAGACTTTGAGTTAGACAACGGCATCATAATTGAGACAAAAGGAATACTCGATAATGATGATAAACGTAAGCATTTAGCCATACAGAAACAGCATCCAGAGTTGGATATTAGGTTTGTATTTAGTAACGCTAATGCTAAGTTGTACAAGGGTGCTAAGAGTAGATACTGTGATTGGTGTGATAAGAATAATTTTCTTTGGTCACATCGAATAATACCGCAAGAATGGTTGACAGAAAAGGGTACAAGATCTAAAAAAGATAAGATAGTACTTAAAACAAAAAGGAAAGATTAATGGTGTTTCAGTTAGACGACGATGAAATGGCTCTGGTTATCAAGCCTTTGTATGAAGATAATGGTGAGTGGGAAGGTGATGTAGCTACTGGTGTGGCTATGAATGAATCAATCTCTCTAGACTTAAACATACAACGAGGCATGGTTAATATCATCACTTTAATGACATCTTTTCTTTCGTATTCAGATGATAAAGAAGAACTCGTAGACGAAGTAATTAAGTGGCGTGAGAAACTATTTGCTGAATTAGATGAATCACCCTTCGCAGATTACGAAACAGATGAAAACAGTAACGTAATAACATTGACTAAGTTTACTAAGACAAAAGGGAGCGCATAATGGCTAAATGGAATCTAGAAAAACAGAGAGAAAACCAAGGGTTTGATCCAGTTAATAAACCAGCGCACTACAATCAAGATGGTATTGAGTGCATAGACTATATTCAACAAGTAGTAGGCCTGGATGGTTTCATCGCATATTGTCATGGCAACATGATTAAGTATCAACACAGATACCGCTACAAGGGTAATGGTGTAGAGGATATGAAGAAGGCAGCATGGTACTTATCTAGAATGAACAAGGCTCTTGCGGAGAAGCATAAATGAGTGACAAGAATTTTGACGTAACAATGCAGGTTACAGTCAGTAAAGACAACAACATCCTATCGTCTCATGAGGAGTCACATTCGGATGATGTAAAAGATTTAGTGTTGGATACGTTCTATGACGTAGACGATGTTGAAGTAAACAATGTAATAGTAAAAGAGAGAGAGTTAAATGAATAGTTTAAGAGAGTATCAAATTAAGGCGGTGGGCTTTGCTATATATCCTGCAACACATAAGGTTCTGTACCCAACGTTGGGCTTGTGTGGCGAAGCAGGAGAGATAGCTGAGAAGGTTAAGAAACAGGTACGAGATAATACTTTTAATAGGCATGAAGTAGCGAAGGAACTAGGAGATGTACTCTGGTATCTGGCAAATCTGTCTAACGATATTGGCTATAACCTAGACGAGATAGCTAACATTAATATTGAAAAGCTTACATCACGTAAGGAGAGAAACAAGATACAGGGATCAGGAGACAACAGATGAACAATCACTTACCAACAGACTACCAATCATTCATACACAAATCACGTTATGCTAAGTATTATGAGGGTGATGGACGTGAATCGTGGGAAGATACTATTGTGAGATACTCTGCTAATGTAATAAGAGACTTAGCTGATCCTGAAACTAAGTTTAAACTGGAGCAAGCTATCTTAGGCTTAGAAGTGATGCCCAGTATGCGCTCTCTAATGACTGCAGGTAAGGCAGCAGACAGAGACAATACCTGTATGTATAATTGTAGTTACTTAGCTGTTGATGATGTCAAAGCATTTGATGAAGCTATGTTTATCCTATTGTGTGGTACTGGTGTAGGCTTCTCTGTAGAACGTCAATCCATATCTAAGCTACCTGAAGTGCCGTTTCTCTGGAACAGTGAAACAAACATTGTTGTAAAAGATAGCAAAGAAGGTTGGGCTAAAGCGTTACGTCAAATGATTGCATTACTATACAGTGGTGAGATCCCTACGTGGGACGTTTCTAAGGTTAGACCTGCAGGTGCGCCACTTAAAACGTTTGGTGGTAGAGCGTCTGGACCTGCTCCGTTGGTAGACCTGTTTAACTTTGTAATTAAGACATTCAAGGATGCACAAAACCGTAAGCTATCCTCACTAGAATGCCATGACATTATGTGTAAGATAGGCGAAGTAGTTGTGGTAGGCGGTGTGAGACGCTCAGCGATGATCTCATTATCAAATCTATCAGACGACAGAATGCGTCACGCTAAGTCTGGCTCATGGTGGGAGAATGATCCACAACGTGCATTAGCTAACAACTCTGTGTCATACACTGAGAAGCCTGACAGTCTATCGTTTATGCGTGAGTGGATGGCGTTAGTTGAGTCTGGCTCAGGTGAACGTGGTATCTTCAATAGACAAGCATCTAAGGTACAAGCGGCTAAGAATGGAAGACGTGTTTCTGACTATGAGTTCGGGACCAACCCTTGCAGCGAAATAATTTTGAGGCCGTCACAATTTTGTAATTTAACAGAGGTAGT